ACGGAGATCCTTCTGAAAATGTTGCATTATTGATATACTGCACATTATTTCTACCTGCCCAAACATAAAAATCCTGTCCCAATATATTATTAATCTCTTGTAATGTATATTCTGTTGAAGTAAATGCTGAAGGCATTACATCATTAATATCTAATAATGTTGCATCATACGTTGTTTTACAATTATTATAAATCCTTTTTTCTAATTCTAAAATTAAGTCATCTCTTTCATCCCCATATGCTTTAATAAATGAACCATCATGTTTTCTAATAACTGACGTATCAGTAATATAAGTTGTATCAGTAAATTTCTCAGGTATAAATTTTGGATACATTCCTTGTTTAGTTGGTGTAGGTGGCATATAACTTCCGGTTGTATCACTGTAATCTTTAATTTTAATCTTATCTCCCTCTACGAGCGTGACTATAATATTAACACTATCATCAATTGTACTAAATGTATAATCTGTACCAAATAATAACTGAACATCATTTAGATATACATATATCGCTCTATTGCTTGGTGTAGTAATATCAAATTGTGAATCAATTGCGTATTCTGTTTGTAAAGCACCCAATACAGTGTAAGATCTTACTGAAACATTTTGACCATATCCTATCATGTCTTCATGATAAAACGAAAAAGTATTATTCTTGCCTAATCCGATTGATTCAATAATTTCATCAACTCTATCTGCGGCAACACCTTCATATGCTGTACCAACTGCTTTAGTTAAAAATGAATTATACCATTTTTCATATTCTAAATTACAATAATCAATTGCTGATAAAACATTTGTTTCTTGATCAATTAATCCAAATACAGCTGGAAGTAATGCTCCTTGATGTTGTTGTATTATTCCACCTTTTAATCTGCTATCAGGAATATCTCTTAAATTTGATACTCCAGGAATAGCGCCTGTAACATCTTGATTTTTGTCAAATATATCTCTAACATGATCTAAAATTTGTCCAAAAGTAAATGTACCTAACTGTGCATTTAAACTGTTTACTGATAAATTTTCTGGTACTTCATATATTCCTTTATTTGCTATTTTATTGGTGGAAGTATATCCAGAAATTTTAATTTGATCATTAACTGATAATGCTTTTACAAATTTTACATATTTGTTAACTGTACCATTTACAAGAGTATAATCAGTTGTTAAAGTTTTTCTTATACCATTTACTGAAACCGAAACTTCTAAATCTGTTAGTGACGAAGAATCTTTATAAAAATCAATTGGAAATAATTGTTTTTCTGTAGCGTCTACAATAAAAGTTCTAATTACTCTTTGTTTACTTTCATTAGTTCTTTTAATCCATGCACTTTTATTATTATGTGTTGATGTTCCTGTTATATAATGTAAATGTCCTTCTGCTAAATTTTTTGTAATAGTAGAGGTACCAGACTGATATGTAAATGTACCTGATGTATGATCACTTTCAAATACAATATCACCTACATTATTAATTGTATTATATTTTACTTTCAATCCTAATACTGTATCTGTTGTTGCTGTATCTGATATTGCATATGCAAAAACTTTAGCTCCAACAAATGTTGAATTTGGATATATTGTTTCATCATCAAATGAAACATGACTATTATTCCACATACCAAATATTGGTTGTTGATTAACTTTTGTTTTAGCCTGCGCCTCTGTCCAAAGTTTTGTTGTTGAATTATAATAATATGTTTTACCTTGATTATTTGTACCAAACTCTACAAAAATTGATTCGTTATTTGCTGGAGTGGCATCTAACGCTTCAGTTAATGCAATAACCTGCGTTGAATCTCCGGCTGTTACAAAACTTACATCATAAATTTTATTTTTTATAATTGGGTCTGTATCTGCGGCAAATATAACTCGCATACTATTTGCCAAACTTACTCCATCAACAATATAACCTATTTGATTTACTACACTACTAAACGCATCTGTTGTTGTTGTATCATAAAGTGTAACAGATTTTTTTGACATTGTTCCATGATTATAAAGTGCAAGTCCTGAATCAAATTCTATAATTGGTCTTTTTGCTCTATCTGTTTCTAACAATGTTGGTGTAGAACCGCCAATTTCCTTTGTTCTTTCTATAACAGATTTATGAAACCATCTATTATATCTTGTCCAGGCATTTTGATCTAATGAATCTCTTTTAATAGTAATATAATCTTTTTTATCGGGTCTGTAAAATGCTTTTGCATAAGGTCTTGAGTCATACGCAACACTATCATATAAAATAGTTGTTTCAGTTGCATATGATTCTGGAGTAATTAAATCTTCTACGTTTGTTAATGTTATAGAATCGCCTACTCCTTCAACATAATATTCTTTATCTTGATACGCTGTATCTACTAAAGACGTTTTAAATTTAATTTTCATTCCATTAGATAAATCTAAAGTTCGTAAGGAATAATTTTTAACTCCAATTATATCATTAGCAGGATTAATATTTTTTGTTGAATCTATAGTTCTAATTTGTAATATACCATACATAGCATCATGCATACCACACTGATAATATAGAGTATCTGGTGCTAATGTTGGTACTGTAAATGTAACCGTACCTTCCGCTGTTCCATTGTTTGTTACGCCTGTTGTATATACAGTTGTTGATGAACCATCTGCACTTATCTTATCCTTATAAGGTTCTGTCATTATCCAAAATGAATGTCCTTTTGCGTTTACATTAAATTTGTACGTGTTACCTCTGTAAAGAGTTAAAATTGGATTTCTTTCATTTTCTCTATGAGGCAAATTCCAAGCACGTGTTGAACTACCATCGTCTGCCCATGCTTCAACTTTATATTCTGCTACTGCTGATGGTCCAACTGAATCTATTTCAATTGTGTTAGGACCTTCAGGTAGCCAATAATATTCTCTGTAATTAACAAGTTTATCATAGTCAATTGCTGGATTCCAACTATAAACTTTTTCCTTGTTTAATCTATCATGATTATCAATTTTTCCACCAAAGTATTTGATTTGATTAATATAATCATCATACGTTCCTGTAAATTTAACTTGATCTTCTGGATTTATTGATGTTGTATCTCTATCAGTGTATGTAATAGCAGGTTCTAATTGATATGCAAATCTATCTCTACTTGTTGCACTAATATATCTGTCTGTAATTTTTCTTGTATAAGCATCTTGTCTTCCAACAAACCCATCTAGTCTTTCTAGAGAACCTTTTTGTATCAATGGATCTAATGTGCTAGATAAAAATCTTGTATTAGTGTCAGTTCGATAAAATGCAGGTAGGTGTTGAATAGTTCTACGCAACTCGTTATTATCTTGTTTAATAACTTCTTGATTTATTAATGCGTTTATTGGATCGTCTGCCATTAGTATCCTGCTCCACTACTACCGGTACTTGACCCGGACCCTGACGTAGTGGAACCTGACACTGCTGAACCTGTTGTAGTGTTTGTTGTAGCGGCTGATGTACTTGTTACAACTGTACCTGATGCTTCTAATTGGTTGGCACCTAGTGCAGTTATAGTTGAAACATCACTAACGGTGGCCCCACTAATAAAAATTTCGTCTGCCGCTGAAGTAATTTGGAATAAAGACCCAAAACCTTGTCCAGATTGATTTGGTACAATCACAACTGTCAATAAATGTGGTGCCAGTTGATTGTGTATATACGCGGCTAATTCTGTAAAATAAAAAGTATCTCCAAAATCCCAATTGTCTAATGCAAAAAATTCGTTTATTGCTAATATTACTCTTGTTTTAACTACTGCATCAGTAATATTAGTTTTGGTGTTTTTTACAACTTTAAATGTTGCTTGTAATTCTTCGTCTGCATTTGTACCAAATAATATTTTATATCTTACAGGATGATATATTATTTGGTCAGATAATGATTTTAATGGATTAAGTGTACCAGAATAAGAAATTCTTAATTGGTCTGCTGTTGATGGAATTGGTCTAGCACCTCCATCTTGCAACCAAATTCTATATAAATTATCATACGTTCTTTCTAACATATAAACATCTACAATATTTGATACTGACGGATCAATTCTAGTTTGTTGCCCTGCATTATGTTTATATTGAAAACTTAATGAACTTCTTCCTCTTCTAGCAATATAATCTGTTGTCGTTATTAATGTATTTGATGTTGAATTATATTTTTTAACAACATTTTCAGCCAAATCATAAAAATAAAATAATTGACCGTCTGTGTATGTTGCACTAGATAATGTTATATCTGCTTCATTCAACGAAACTACAAAATTTGTTGCGGCATATGGTTTGTATCTTGCTATATTATTATATGAAAGGTATTTTTGAAAAAATACAAATTTTATTGTTGGAGCCGTATCTGGTTCTACTATAATATCAAAAATATCAGGATTATCAACAACTCCGTCATCGTCATCATCATAGAATCCTATTTTAACTTTTCTATTATCTTGAAATCCATCTGCTTCTGTAATCGTATCTGTAACTTGCCAATTAATTGGATAACCAATAGAATTACCTGTTGATACAATTGAATTAGTTTTTAAAACTTTTACTGTATCTTTAACAGATTTTCCTGTTTTATAATCGTAAATTTTTTCTTGTGCATCATAATGAAATTTGTTTTGTCCTTCTGACTCGAACACATAGTCTAAACTTCTGTATGTTACTGTATAAGTATTACCGTCATTTGTAAATTTAAACCACCAACTTGCATCTAGATTTGTACTTGCTGTTGACCCTACATATTTTAAACTAAACACAGAACTTGCACTTAAATTAGTTGACGTGATTACTTTCCATGCCTCATCATCAACATCATATCTTAATCCAAATTCTTCGTAAGCTTCAACACGATCAATAATATCTATTTTTAATGCATCTGTAAATGTTGTAGTTAAATTTGATATAACTGCTGACACAACAGAACCATTTGGTATTATATTATTAAGTGTAACTGGTCCAAGTCCTGATTCTAAATTACCTATGCCGCCGTTTGCTCCGTCACCTTCTACAGCACCTATTTTTGCCCATGATCTATCCTCAGCATTATCCGTTCCTCCTGTTACTAAAGTGTTGTTTAAAAATTCTCTTGTATCTGGAGAAGTAAATTTAATTATTGCACCTACTTTTACATATTTCATATTAGATGTAGCAAAATCACCAATTACTGCAGGTCCGGCACCTTTAAAATATCCTGTATTAGTATTAGTTCCAGTTGTAGTCGAAACCCACGTTGTTATTAATGAACTTAAATCTTTTGTACCATATTTTAAATAATAAAAGTGTCTTGCGTATGCTTCTTTTATTTTTGTTTCAACACTTGTATCAATTATTGATGCTATTATATTTCTATTTGTAAAAGTAAAAGTAAATTGATTTGTATTCTCTTCTCTATATAAAATTCCATCATCAGCAAACACACTAACATTTGAATATGCACCTGTTGGATCTAAAATTTCTTTTGCTCTAGATATTCCTGATGCCGCTCTGTTTACTGATCTTACTTTTATAATTTCTTGTGATGCTGATAATGGCACAACTTGATAGTCTTCTGCGGTAATCATTCTATTTTGAGAATAATAAACTTGTGGTGCTTTTTCTTTAATTGAATTGCTTGATTCTGTTGCTGTACTGTTATATACAGAACTTTTTAAACTTGTTGTAACTGTTAATGTTTGTTGAGAACCATTGGCATCTATATATGGTATATCAATTTGAACGTTTTTCATTTCTGGTGCTTGAATAGTATACTTGGCATTATCACTTGTTCTATAATAAATTCTAAATGTTCCTAATGGTAAATTAGAAAAATTTCCATCACCAAACACTAGGTCTATTTGATCAGAGTTTTTTGTTATTACATTGTAAATATTTCTTTGACTTTTTGCTAATGAATTGTATATTGCATTGTTGCCAGATAACGAAGGAACTTTAGTCCATTCTTCTATAAGTTGACCAAATTGATCTAATTTATATAGCCATACATCTGAATCATTTATATTACCAACATTAATTGGTTTAACAAAATTTGTTGTTGCTTTATCTATTGAGAATTCTGTTTGACGTATAGTGCCTTGTTTAAACAAAAAGAAAAATCCAGTATTGTTTGATGAATCACCTGCTCCATCTGTTCTGTATGTGTAAGTTAATCCTGTTCCTGGAATTGGTCTTGTTTCATAAATTGATTCTGAATCATTAATTGTTGATGACGTTATTTCAAACTCCCTGGTTATTCCTCCAATTAATTGTTGAAATTTAAAAATTGGCAGGTCAGTTTGATTAGAACCAAGTGTATATATTTCTGTTGTAATTCCTCCAATAGAACCAGACTCTCTTGGGGAACCAAATAATTGTCCAGTTTGATTAGCCGCATTTAGTATAGAAATAAATTGCTCTCTATAATTTGAATTAACACTATCATTCCATATAACTGTTGTGTTTGCTAAATTTGTTCCTGTTGAGTCATTAACATCTTGTGTTGTTATAATAGAATCTATTTTTAATAAGCCTGTTGCCGGTTTATTTCTTTTTGCGTTATAATTAATTAATCTTGCTAATTGTAAAACTGAATTTCGTCTTTCTGCAGTTTCTAAAAAGTTTTCTCTAGCATTTAAATCTACTCTAAAAGAAAGTGACTGTGCTACGTAGGCAATTAAATCAATAAGTGCTATATATTCTGAACTTTCTACAAAATCATTAAAATCGTCTGGATAATTCTCACGTAGATATGCCACCATTGTTCTACGCAACGTCTCAAAATCGTATGATTTGAAATCTGCTTGTTGGAATGCTTGGTAGATCTTTGTCCAATCCTCTGCAACTAATAATCGATTCTGTCGTTCTGTTGTGGCCATAATGTGTTTACAGCAATATTTATAGAATTAATTATATACGTATATTAAGATAGACGTAACAATGAATTTTCATCGAATTTAAATACTAATTTTTCAGTAATATCTAATGGCATATACTTAATTGTGGCTTGTATAGCTATTCCATGATCTACTTCTTGCACTATTATTTCTTCAGTAGCAAGACGTGGATCAGCATTTAAATTTGCTGTAATATCTTCTGTAATTTGATCTTTTAATACTTCTGTAAACGGCTCAAACAAACAATCATATATTATTGTACCAAACTCAGGATTTTCAACCCTTTCGCCTTTACGTACTGACAAACGATTTATGAGATTCTGTTTAACACACTCAAAATCATAAATTTTGAAGTTCCGCTTATCTGCTTTTGAACTAAATCCTTTAAATGTAATTTCTTTGTGACTTATCTTTTGAATTTCTTCTGCCATTAATGTATTCTCCTAAACCCTACATCTAACTTACTGTAATCTACTATATAAAAACCTGTATCTGTCATTTCTCTTGCCCAAGGAACTTCATGTGCCATTACACCTTGATACGTTCCATCTACGTGTTTATATTTAAACGAATAAATGTTAGTTCCAGAAGGTGATTTGCCAATTAATTGTATATCTTCTTTTAAACGTACATCACTCCATTTAAAACCTTGGAAAAAGGCTCCTATTGCTTTTCCATATGTTCCTATGCTATTTAGAGTGGTTGATACGAAACCTAACTTTGTGCCTCCGGCCGCTCCAGATTTCAAAAATCCAGAACCTGCTTGAAGATACTTCATAGGTCCGGCCTTCATAGAAATCGAACCTTTACCTTTTAAAATATTTGAAAATATAGTGTTAGTTATTTTTCCGCCTGTAACACTATTATAAACGTTTGATACAGAACTTATTGTATTAATTGCTGATGAAAAATTTTTATTTTTTATATCATTTTTAAGACTACTGAGTTGATTAACTGTATCCATCGCTCCGCTCACTTGCCCCATGTTTATTTTACCTAAGTCTATATTACCTATTGTAAATATCTGTCCTCCATTGCCTACTAAAACTTTATTTTTAAATAATTCAACAGCTTTAAGACCTTTGGCTTTTTCAATTAATTGAGATGTTAATTGCATTGTAAGATTATTCTTCATTTCGTTAGGATTATTAACATCTAACCCTTTTATTTTTGTTTCTATATTTGATATTTTATTAGATATACTCGTTGCTTTATCCCAGACCCCCTTAACTTGATTTATAACATTAAAAGTTTTGTCATATGTTTTTACATAATTGTCTAATAATTTAGAGGCTTTTATGGTATCGGTTGAGTTACCCATTGTCTTTTTTAAATATGTTTCTGCATCACACTGAAATTGTCCTGATCGTATAACTTCATTTTCTGAAAGTCTATTTCGTTGCTCATTAAATTCTACTGTGCCTGGTGTTGAACTTAATCTAGACCACATTTTTGTATCCATTTTATCATCAAATTTTTTCTTTTTTTCTCCAGAACCTGCCTGAAGATACTTCATAGGTCCTGCCACTTTAACCTTAGTGCCTAGCAAAGGTCCAGCCTTGGTTGATCCTATTGTAATGTCTACATCTTCTTCAGGAGCTGGTACTACCCCTTCACATGAAAACGCTTTATATCTAAACATTGGCTCGTGCGTTACAAATCTATGTACAGTAGTTTCTGTTTTTCTGGTACCTTCTTCTAAAGGTATCATACCACCTTTACCATTAAGTTCAACATCAAATTCTTCTCTTGGTGCAATATTGGCTCTTTCTTTACTCCATTGTGGTCCCCACTCTGTATTATATCCTACTGAATTAAAATGTATTTGTCCACCTGCAAGGTGTGTGCCTCCTGCGGCTCCATGCAATTGCTGACCACTTGTATACGATGTTATTCCTGCCGCTCCATACGTTTGAACAGCTCCTTTCATTGAAGATGTTAAAACACCATCTTCTCCCATACTTAAAAGTATTGGTGCCGAGTTGATTATTTCATTATTTGAACTCATTCTAATAGCACCTCCGGCGTGCATATTAATATTTGCATCACTATGTAAGTTAAAGTCCTTTTCTGTTCTGAAATGAATTCCTCCACGTGAATAAACATCTATTTTTCCTTCTGCATTCATTTCAATCCAAGCATTACCTGAAGCATTAGCAATATAAATCACACCTTCAGAATCGTTCATTAATATTTGATGTCCTGTTGCTGTTCTTAATCTTACTAATTGATTTGTGCCATTAACTGCTCCGTCATCCATTACAAACGAATGTCCTGGTTTCCTATCAACTCTAACCGGCATTCCTTCCAATCCTATATTAGGCTGTCTAGAATCTTCTTTAATTCTACCTGGTGTACTCAACCCAAAAACTTGGCTAGGAGATTCTCTTCTAGCTGATGATGATGTTGTACCACGCACAGGATCTTTTATAAGTCCTTGAATTTTTAATTGATTTGCTAGATCTTCATTTACTGGTAACTTCCATTTATTCATAGATGCTAGAGTTTCACCATCTCCATACATACGCTTATTTTTTTCCACAGCAGGTACAAAGTTAGTGCCGTATATGTCATCTTTTCCTTCAGTCGACATATCTCCTACTTGATCCACACCTACAGCAGTATTAATAGATGCACCGTTGCCTGGCACCATATGATTTGTTAAAGGTTCTTGTACACACCCAATCCAAAAAGCACCAGCTTGACCCTTTTCTCCTTTAGCAAATAATACTAATACGTTTGTGTCTATGTCAGGTGGTACTGCCCACATACCATAAGAAGTTTGTGATGTTTTATGACTGTAAGGATCAGTTTTTGAAACTGACCTAAATGGCTTCACTCCATAAAAAGGTGACAAATATTGACACCAAATAACTTTACCTGAATCTTTACTATGCTGAGGTACATGAGCTATTTCTGGAATTAACACTCCTAACCTCCCCATTTTAAGTGGATCTACAGTGTTCTTAACAACTCCAATATAAGGACCTGTATCAGCAACAGAATACTTGTCAACAAAACTACTTAAATTATCCTGTGTATCTATAAATCCGCTATCTATATTATAATTTGCCATTATTTTTATTCCTAACTATATGATCCATCTGAAATTCCATCGTTGTTACTCTCCACGTCGACTATTTCTTTTTTAAATAATTTTTTCATCCATTTTTCATCGCCTGGTAACAGTGCTTGTAAGCCTTTTCCTTTTTGATTGTTTAATCTTACACAAGTTAATACTTGTGTAAATTGTCCCTGATTAATTCTTGAATCTATTTTCGTTACCTGATATATTCCATTAAAAAATAAACTTTCGCGAATTGAAAGTTGTTTTTCAAACATTAATCCTTCTCTTTCATCTATCTCGTCCGGCAGTCTATAATTTACCTTGATCAAAGGTTGATATTGTTCAGCATTGAAACTACCCCATTTAGAATCAAAAACTCCTGCAAACTCTACGATATTATCATTTCTAAGTGTTGTGTATATATCTTGACAAATAAATGCTGGATCACCTAATATTTCAAGTTCTATTTTCATCATATCTGCTTGTGGATTTGTAAGATAATCATAAAATTCTTGAGATTTATGTGTAGATGGCGAAGCGGTATTAACTGTGCTTCTACCTCTAATGTGACTTGGTTCTTGACGGTATGGCAATGACGGCTCTGGATATTTTTCTTGTCCAAATACGGCTTTTAATGTTATATCAAATTTTTCTTTAAATTTTTCATAATCACCTTTCGCAGAAGTTGACAAATGATATGGTCTAACATTTCTCATATAATAGGCACTTTTATAATCTATTTTCAACGTTTGCACATCAACGTTGTTACCAGTATAGATATAATCATATTGTTTTTTTACATATTTGTTCCAATCTATATTACCAAAACTTACACCCGGTTTAATAAATTTTAAAATGTGTATTTTTGTTGGCTGAGCATAATATACAATTTTTTTTGGGTGAACTTTTCTAATATTATCGAACTGTTTATTATTAGTGTACACCATCGGTTTAACCATAAACCAATCAACATACTGATTTTCTGCTAAATCTTTTTCAAATTGTCTATTTCTATTTTGAAAATAATCTAATACATTCTCGTATTTTGTAGGATCTTCTGCTCCGGCTTCTCGTAATCGAATACTACCCCACGTCCACCAAAATCTTTCAGCTAACTGTTGATAACCATGGAGTGTTCTTATAGCATCTTCAAAAAACTTTGGTAATGCTGTTTTCATATCCGCACTACCAGACGCATATTGAACTTTAGCTTCTGGGTGTGTAGTCCAATCTGCTTTTAGCCATTTTTCTACCCATGATTTGTGTTCCAGATGATGAATTGACTGCAATTCTTTTAGATACGTATCACCATACTCTGCTACTGCTGGATCAACAACAAAATCATACTCATCAGATAGTTCTCTTACAAATTCTTCTTTTTCGTCTTCCATTTGTTGATTCAAGGCTCTTACCATTTTACCTACCCATCCAGTTGGTGTACCACTGCCTTCTTTGTTAGGATTAGCTTTTATTAATCTTCCGGTCATTTCATTAGCAGAAAAGTCTAATATAGTCCTTGGAAATTTAAATCTATCATCAAATGCTAAATCACCATATGGTACTGCTATACAATGATATTTCGCTCCACCGGCATCTACTTCAAATTGTACTCTACTAATTAAAATAGGAATTTTTCTAGTAAGAGATTCACTATACTCTTGCTTATGTAAACCTTGTTCGTCCCACCCCTTCCATTCTATTGTTAATAGCAAAGGAGCATCTTGATAATCATCATAATCATTTATAAAAGTAGCCGCTCTAATTTTTTCAACCAATGTTATCCCAAAAGGTTCATGTAACTCAAATTCCATTCTAGTAAAATTTGCTAACCCTCTTTCAGGATTTGGACCTACTGTACTAAGAATATTAACATTCTCAAAAAATATATCATGACCTGCGGCTAATATATTAACACTAGGCGCTTGATCATATCTGTGATTTATTCTTTTGCCTCTCATATGTGCTGTTTGATCGAGAACTTTATACGCCTTATACTTTTTTTCAAAATTTTCAAAATCTACATTTGGATCGCCTATTCCTCCAGAACGTGCAATAATATCGTGTACAGGAGATTTTAAATAATCATTCCTGTGGAGTTCTTCTTGTTTTAATCCGGATAATGTAAAAAGTGTATTATAACTAGCAAACTTATGTAATTGATTTGTATTAAGCAAGTCTGGTTTTTCTTTCCAAGCATTTTCAATATTAGCTCTATTTTTCTTAATTTTTTCTTCATTAACTTGGTGTAATGCTTTTTCGTTCACCATTTCTTCTGTTGAACCGTTGTTAAATCTACCAGAGTTGTAATCATCAATGAACTCTATTATTTTTGATGATTTTGTGTTAAACCTAGGTATCTTCCTAGCTTGAGAAACAGGACCTTTGTAATTGTAGGAATGTTCTTCTATGATATTATCGTTTTTGTCGTAAACTATCTTAGTATAAACTTTCATTAATTTATACTCCTAAATCTTTAGATATGTTGGTAGGTTTAGGCAACTGTATCGTTACTCCTGGTTTGAAATCGTAAATAGGATCTTCTAATTCGTTTGGATTTCTTTGAGCAAAGACCCACCATAATCGTGGAGTACCATATAAATCATATGCCAACAAATCTGGTCTATATGCATAAGTTCTTTCTACTGTATAAGATTGGTCATCAAGTTCTGATGTAATTGGTCTTGGTTTTAAAATTTCCAAATTATTATTATTTTGATCTGTTACAAAATACGGTGATGTTGATGAATATCTAGCCATTAAATAAATCCAATTGGAGATCTAGATCTGTTCGCACCAGTTAATCTACCTGCGGCAAAATCTACTAAAGAGAATGTTTTTAAAGTTTCTCTAGAGTAAACCGGTGTTATAAGAACGGAAATATTTGATAGAGTCGGTGCCCAAGTTTGATCTGGATTTATAGGGTCAAATGCTGATCTCTCCTCTGGAGATAACATTGGATTATTTTGTTTAGTTGATATGTAATCTATTCCTGCTCTTAATTCTACGTTAAATGTATTAACAATTACTGGCACTTTCTCAAACATATGATCACCATATCCTGACAAATGCAAAATTGGTGGAGGATTACCTTTATACTCTTGTTCTTTTCCAAAAAACATTTTAGTTACTGTTCTTAAAAAATTAACAGTTGCTACCCAATAAGCGGCATCTTGTTGATTTTGTACGGGAAATTCACCAATAATATTCATCTGATCTACTTGCGAATTTTGATATGCTTGAAATGGATAGTTACTGTGTGTTTGTGCTAATGCATTATAGTTTGCCGAATGCTGTATTACCATTGATGGTGTTAATGGCCAAAAGAAACCTCCTATAGACTTTAAAGGATACAATCGATTAGCTAATGTTGTCCCGCCTGATCCATCGATTTGTGGTGTTGGAAAACTAGTTTTGTAATAACTTTCGGGTGGAAACAAAGACGAATAAAGGTGACTTCCGGATGGTATTGTTAATCTTACACGCCAATCTTTATCATCATGGCGTCCTGTCCATTTAGCAATAGCCTGCGTAATTTTAGAATCTCCTTTGATTCCGGCCCCCATTAATCGTGAAAATGTTTTATTAATAGCGCCGCCGGCTATATCTTTAACAATTTTTCCTACTCCTACTTTGTTTGCCATTTTTCTGGTTGTGTTTCCTTGTTAAATTTTGTATACTTTAAACATATTTATAGGCACAATTATAGGCGCACTTAACTCACCTTACGGCACGATTCAACAGACCTGTTTGTGGTCATTTACTAAAAATTAGAAAAAATTATGAAACGAGTAAAATACTTAAACAATCGAGATCTGTTGGCACAAATACACGCCAGCAAAAATACATTTTGTTCATACATAACACCCGACGATGCACGGTACGATTTAATTATAACTGATGTAAAAAAAATAAATGCTGTTGCTATTGCTAAGGCAAGAAAAGCTCATTCAAAAAGACTTACACAAGAAGCATGGGAACAAGCTAAAAAAACCGGATTAAAAAAAATTAAACTATCTGACTATACTGTTAGTACACGTAAAATTGCTAAAACTACTTTAATATTTCGTGTAATGTCATTTGATCATATTCCAGAAGAACCTGGAAGAAAAAAGAACCCAAAAACTGTTGCTGATAGACATACTAAAGTTAACTTTCCACCATTCCAACATTACCGGTTAGATGATAAAGATAAACCAAAATGTATAGGTAAATCACACTGGGTAGGCGGATTATCCAATGGACATTTTGACTGCAATCATGGAAAAATTACAAACAGTCTAGCAATGATGTTTATGAAATTATGCGAAAGATATGGAACAAGAGCAAACTGGAGAGGATACACTTACAATGATGAAATGCAATCACAAGCATTAATGCAACTATCACA